CGAACGACGTCACCTCCATGCTGGCAGCGCTGTCGGGCAAGATCACCGAGAGCGAGCTTGGACAATCCTTGCTGAAGGAAATCCAGAAGATCCCTGGCTTGGAGGAGCAGATAGCTGCGCTGGACGGGCTCCAGGACTACAACAAGGATGAGTCCTACCAGAAGGGCCAGATGGTCGTGGTTGATGGCCGCATCTACCAGGCTCTGCAGGCTGTTGCGGCAGATACCTCTGGCGCCAATGCTCCGCCCAATGCTGGACTCTGGGGCGACATTGGCCAGTCGATCGAGGCAGCCAATGGCCTGGCCCAGCAGGTGGCCACCAACACCGCGGATATTGCCGAAGTGGACGGCAAGGTCGCAGCTACGGCAGGCAGCCTACAAGCCCTGCGAGCTTCTGCCCGTGATGACGATGGTGAAGGGGATCTGCTGGACGCGCTGAAAGGCTGGGATAGCACCGCCAGCTACGCTCAAGAGGTCAAGGTGCGAGCGGAGGCTGACTTTGCGCAGGCCCAGCGCACCACGACATTGGAATCCCGTGTTGGTGGTAATGAGAGTCGAATCGCCACGGTTGAAACGACGATCACGACCAATCAGCAATCCACGGCCACGGCGATACAACAGCTGAACGCCTCGATTGCCAGCAACTCTGCAGCGATCGAGCAAACCTCTTCTGCGTATGCGGACACGGCCGGCAAGCTGTCCACAATGTGGGCTGTGAAGATGCAGGTCAACGCCCAGGGCCAGTATGTGGCAGCGGGAATTGGCTTGGGCATCGAGAACGGCCCAGCCGGCCTACAAAGCCAGTTCCTGGTCAGCGCCGACAGATTCGCGGTAGTCAATGGAGTGGACGGCGCTCTCTCTTCTCCATTCGTTGTGCAGAACGGCCAGGTGTTCATCAATCAGGCGTTTATAAATCAGGCATTTATCCAACAGATTATTCTTGGTATGACGCTCCGATCTCAGGCAACAGACGCGCAGGGCCGGCCGCTTATTGAACTCAATATGGTGAACGGAACATTCTCACTGCGTGGTCAGGAAGCGGACGGGAGAATTTTGCTGAATAATTACGGCTTCTATACCTATGACGGTAATAATGTTAGACGAACCGCCCAGGGTAATTTGAGTAAAGGGTAGGCCTATGGATGTTTACGGATTCGAGGAGCGTGATTCTGCTAATAGGATTACGCTTTCCATGGACGACTTCACCTTGTTCAAACTTGCATCTATGCAGGTCCCGGCAGCGAACCGCACAGGGCAAGGCATACGCTCTGATTATATATTGTTTGATGTTCCCGGCTATGATCCAAGTAATTGCTTCGTGCTCATTACGCCTAGCCAATACGCTTCCTACGAACAGCCGGGTTACCCTGATGGTTGGGGAATGGTTCCGACCTACCGAGAACTAGGCGGAACCAAAATAGCCATTTTTACCTATGTGAACATCAAATATCCCACGGGTGTGGGCAATGACTATCGAGATCAATGGGTGGAAAACACCTGCCCTTCAACCATTGAGGCAGTGAGGTTTAGATGAATGGCTGAGTACGGCTTTTCTGCTATCAACAACCAGCTCTCCGTTGTTATATCCAACAAACACAAGGTTCTCGTTTTCTCGGAGAGATCACAGTTCAACATCAGGTCTTCCAAAACTGACGCCAACGGATATGGGGCTGCCACCTTCGCTAAGGTTGTCAGATCGCAGGAGGCGCCGCAGATATTTGTACGGGTTGTGAGTGCTAGCCATCCGAATTTGGGGCTCTACATCACCATCTTGGGTAGCCCTGGGGCATGGACAGGTTTCAGGGTTACCTCAGCCGCGCGCGGCGGCTCTACGCTACAAAACTATGTTGTGGAATTTGTAGTTTGCAAATTCACAGATTCTTATAATTTGCAGGTGTACGGGTCTGAGGTGAGGGGTGAAAATAATGAGCCTGTTTATTCATCTGCTGACAAGGTGGTAAAGTTCAGTAGGTTCACTAAGGTCTGGACGAAGTTGAATGGCTCGGGGGTTGATGAATACAAGAGCAACATGGTTATTGAGGGCGACGATTTTGTGAGTATTTCCTCATTCGACAGGGGAGTGTCCTGGTTCATGAGAGGGGCTCGTTACGCCGGTCTAACCATACTGGACGCTGGAGCGCCGGCGCTTATAATATTTGTCACAAAGGATACTTCGATGGGTCCTTGGTTTTGGCAGGGTATCAACAATACAAATTTTTCGATACCAATCTGCAAATTTCCGCCGTCGCGCTACGCAAACACCTAAAGGAGTTGATCTAAATGCCATGGTACAGATCAGGCAGTGTAGCAATCACGGCCGGCCAAACTACTGTTGTTGGCTCGAATACAGACTTCGCGGCGAATTCTCGAGTAGGGGACGCATTCCAAGGGCCAGACGGTCGCTGGTATGAAGTCGTCAACGTATCGAGTTCAGTGGTGCTGAGCATTCTACCTGCGTATCAAGGACCAAGTATAGCCGGTGGTACTTACGGCCTTGCTCCTATGCAGGGGTATGTCAAAGATTCAGCAGATGCACTTCGGGCGCTCGTAGCTCAGTATGGAAACAAGATCGCTGCTCTGGGCACGACGGGAAATTTCGACATTCTTCCGATTGAGAAGGGTGGGACCGGCGGAACCTCCCCAGCTTCCGCCCGCGCTGGCCTCGAGCTCGGGAGCGCCGCTCTGCGCAGTGTCGGGGTTGGCGCCGGCCAAGTGCTTACCGTTCCCGCGTTTGGCCTAGGCTCACGCGAGGCTATTGGTGGATCGTCCATCATGCCGGACATGAACCGACTTGAGACAAGTTTCGGCGTGATCGCTGATGCCACGGCGTACCGCCCCATCCCCTACGGTGTTTGCATGAACCTGGCATTCCCCGGCAACCCAGGCACGTACCTTGGCGCACAGCTTTACATGAGCACCTCACCTGGTGGAGTCATCGGATTCCGCTCCGGGGATTACTCGGCGGTCGGTTTCAACATCATCTACCACACCGGCAACACCACCCGCGCCGCTGACGGCACCTTGAAGGCCATATGACCATGACTCGAGCAGCAATCAATATTGCCGGCAGTGGCGAAATCCTCGACATCACGTCCTTGGGCAAATCGGACCTTTCGGTCGATCACCCAGGCCCTGGCCAGTACCTGGTGCACGGGACCTTGGGCATGGTTCCTCCGCCCGAGGGGTGGGGCTACGTGATCAACCAGCTCGACGCTGGCGCCTCCATTTCGACCGGGTTCAATGAGGGCATGTTGGCGGTCAGCGTGGCCAAGGATGGCGAGCCGGCCGACCTCATTCACAGTATTACCCTGCACGTCTCTGTAGAAGATCTGCCAGCGGTGGAGCTTCCGCCTATGCAAGATCCCGCTGCAGCTGATCCGCTACTGGCCGCCCAAGCGCAGGCATCCCGATACCGTGCGATCGCAGACGCTGCCATTGCTCCGCTGCAGGACGCAGTCGACTTGGAGGAGGCCACGGAAGCCGAGCTTGCTCTGCTCAAGGAATGGAAGCGCTTCCGCGTGATGCTGAACCGTCTTCCTGACCAAGAGGGCTACCCCGCCGATATCGACTGGCCCGCGCCGCCGGCCTAACCCACACCACCGACCGACCGACCGACCGACCGACCGCCGCCTGGCGGTATTTTTTTTGCCTGGAGAAAACCCATGCCGATCACCGAGCAGCAGCTGCTGCAGATCATGCCCAAGGCCCGGCCGGTTGCCGGCGCCTTCCTGCCCGCGCTGAACCGCGCCATGGTTCGCTGGCGCATTGACAGCCTGGTCCGTCAGGCTGCGTTCCTGGCCCAGGTCGCGCATGAGTCGGGCCAGCTGCGCAACCTGGTGGAGAACCTCAACTACAGCGCCGAAGCACTAGTGCGCACTTGGCCAAGCCGGTTCACCGCGCAGACCGCCGCCGCGTATGCCCGGCAGCCGGAGAAAATCGCCAACAAGGCCTATGGCGGGCGGATGGGCAACGGTCCGGAGGCGTCCGGCGACGGCTGGCGCTTCCGTGGGCGCGGCCTGCTGCAGGTCACTGGGCGGAGCAACTACCGCGAAGCCGGCACGGGCCTGGGCTTGCCTCTCGAGGATGAACCCGATCTGCTCGAGCAGGCCGAGCACGCCGCTCAGTCGGCTGCCTGGTGGTGGGCCAAACATGGACTGAACCAGCTGGCCGACGCCGGCCGCATTCGCGATATCGGCAGCATCATCAACACTGGCCAGCCGGGTAAGACGCCACACGGCGCAGCTGAACGGCTTACGCTGTACGACATAGCGCTGAGGGTACTGGCATGAGCGCCTGGGCATTGCGCGCCGCCGGCGCCGGGCTGCTGACCGTGCTGGGAATGCTGATTGGCACGTGGGCAACCACCGGCCATTTCCGCCCGCTGCTCGACGCCGAACAGAACCTGGTGGCTAGCTGCAAAGCCGCCCGAGACAACCTCGCCGGCCTGGCCACGGAGCAGGGCAAGGCCTTGGGCGACTTGGTGCTGGCAGCCAACGCCCGCCAGGCCGCAGCCGAGCAGGCAGTGAGCCAGGCCAGGGCCAGCGCTGACCTTGACTACGCGGCTGCCAATCGCTTGCAGCAGGAGCGTATCGGCGGCGACCAGTGCGCCGCAGCGATTGTGATCATCGACAAGGAGCTTGGCCTATGAGCATTGCAAGGCGATCCCTGCGCGGGGTGAGGGTGCTCGCAGGCTTTATGCTGTTAACCGGCTGCGCAGCCCATGTCGAGCCAGAGGTGCGCACAGTGCGTTTCGAGGTGCCGGTGCAGGTACCATGCCGCGCGCCATACGTTCCAGTGCCTGCGTGGGCCGCTGCTGGTCTGCGCAAGACCGACAGCCTGGAAGTAAAGGTGCGGGCGCTGCTGGCTGAACGTCGACAGCGGATAGGCTACGAGCGATTACTAGAGGCGGCTGCCGGAGCCTGTAGGTAAGCCTTGCGCCTCAATAAGCGGCCTTGGCGGATGCACTCACATGCTGAGTTCTTAAGTCGCCGGTCATCGCCTACCCCTTTTCATAGGGACGATTTGGTGTACTCTCGCCGCCGCATTTTCGTCATCACGACGAGGAGCTTTGTCGGGGATTGAGCAATGAGCGAAGAAAGCTCTGCAGCAATGCTGACATGGCGGGGCCGTTACCTAAAACTGGCATCCTCAATGAAGAGGGCTATCAACAGGCTTGGCAGGACGCTGAACAGTTGCAACAGTCTGGCCGGATCAGTATTGAACAGTGGGTAGCATTAGCGAAGATACTCAACACAGCGTTGATAGAAGCTGATAAAGGTGTTGTGCAACTGGTGCCTGCAGCTAGTGCCCACGTCAGATCAAGCCGAGGTCATAACCACTCCGGTCGAGATCTGACGGCACCGATGAGGGCTGGCTCAGTTCAGTTGCGCGCGTATGCCCTGTGAGTTGGGCCCGTCCGGTTGCTCTGAACGAGTAGACACACCCGCGTCGAATGTGGCCATTGCTCGCGCCCTCGTCACTCCCCAGCTAAGCGCCCTTGAGATAGTTTCGCCGGGACGTTTATCGAAAGCCTCTTCGAATATTCGTTGACCATGCGCAGCGTAGACGCCGATAAAAAGCTGGGTTGCGCCTGTACGCGACAGCCGCGCCTGAACATCGATCGCATTACCATTTGGCAGGATCTCGTCATGAGTTCTGTGATGCAACGTCGGATCAGCCCACTGCCAAAAAACGTCACCTCTGTGCCACATGGTCGGCCTCCACGCCTTTCGTCTACTCCACGGAACATTTTCCTCCTAGTATAGCTGTGTATTTTTTGGTAATTGTGCAAACGAAGCGGCTAAAGCACTATTCCATCCTGTATGGCGATTGCACTCCTAGGAACGTCCGACATGACCGACAAGATTTATATCGGCGAGTACACGCTTCATGGAGCGCCGCGCTCATTTGGCATCCGGCATTCGAAGAGGACCAACGAAGACGCTTGGCATTGGGCCAGCTGTGACGCTGGGGTAGGGGCCATTCCTCGCTTCAGCGGCGAGCGAAATTTCAAAAAAGTCAGCAGGCCCAATGCTGAACGGTATGGCATCGGGGATGTTCGCTGGAGACCCTCCGCCTGATATCAGCATTCCGCCCGTCTCGATCTCGTTAGGTTTCAGCCCCAAGCGGGGAAGTAATCCGGGCCGGTATGGCTTCGTGCCAGCATGGACCGAGTCAAGGGGAAATGAAACACTTCCATCCCCTCAATGACTGGTAACCGGAATGCAACTGGACGATAAGGGATTGTCGCTTGACGGCCTTACGGTCATCGTGGTTGAGGATGACGAAACGCTGCGACATTTGTTGGCAGATATCGTGGCAGAGCTGAAGGGCGTATGCCTTGAGTTTGAAACAGCCGACGATGCGCTCATTTGTTTGCTTGAAACCTTTGGCGACTGCGGCTTGATCATCGCAGATCACGGGGTACCGGGGGCAGTCAAAGGCGCTGAGTTGCTCGACATGGTCAGCGAGAAGTGGCCCGCTCTCCCAACCATCCTCACATCGGGTTACCGACTTGAGATTGGGCATGGCCGCAAACCATACGAATACCTGTTCAAGCCATGGTCGCTTAGCGACCTAATCGCGGCTATTACTCTCGTCCTGGCATCAGCCCCAGCTAGCCCCTCGGCGCAGGATCATTTGGCCAAGTGAGACTCAACGAGCGTATAGAATTCAGTCAGTGTCCACGGCTTTGCCAAAAAGCTAACACCGGGGGGCAGGGGAAGGCCCATCGCATTGTGATAGCCGCTCATCACGATCACTTCAACCTGCGGTTGATGCTGTCGGGCTGCTCGGGCGAGGTGCAGTCCATTAGCGCTACCAGGAGTTTGTACATCTGTGATGATCAGATGCCAGTGCTGCCGGTACAGCTCCTCAAGCCCCTCATCGGCTGTGGCAACTGCGGTGACAGTGACTGGCATGTCTTCCAGCATTATCTCTAGCATCACGCGAATCGCCGGTTCGTCTTCAACGATGAGTACGGAGTGGACTGCAGGGTGTTTTTTGTTATCCATAGAATGCTCGCAACCCGCGCACGTCCGAAGAAAGCCATTAGTGGTGCACAGCCTATAGACTGGCAGATACGTGCGATACCCTGTCGACCCCCACACGTCTCCTAACGATTCATCTTTGTTTCAAATATTGGCTGAGCGGTGGCGAGCGTTGGGCAGCGGGCTACCTTATGGCTTGTGTAAACCACGGGGGTCACAATGACATTTCGCGTTGAGGTCATCTACGACCTAAGCCGCACCTGCCATACGGGCGGTCTCGATCCAGATCATGCGACTGACGTTGATCAGCGAACCTGGACCTGCCGCACCTGTCGGCGTTCGGTGTACATCGAAGTGGGCGGTGCCGGTGGTCAATGTTTTGTGGTCGAACGAATACCGGCGCGG